GGGTTCTGTTTTCCTATATATTTTTGGAGTCTAATACACATTACTACTAACTGATCCACAGTTTTAATGCGTTGTGCTCCAATTAGATCCAGTCTGATAACTTCCAGTAATTTTGCATCCGAACTCGAAGTATTCTCCGGCTCTTTCCAAAGAGAGAGCTGCTTGTGGGCCAACGTATCTGACATACTTCTCCTTTGTTTCTATTTGAAACTCATCGTGAATGTTAGCTACGAACTCATAGTCAACTACAGGTTCTAATCCTAGTAATATAAGTCTCTCATCTAACAATACTAAAGCTTTCTTCATAAGAACAGCCCCTGCTGACTGGAGGAGCGTGTTGAGAGCAGAGTGCTCAGAACGGACGTGGAGTTTCCTACCGTCAAGACCAATGAGATGCCCACGTCTTCTGTATACCTGCTTAACCCTGGAGGTAAGTTCCATAAGACCGCTGACTCCAGATAGGAATTTGTTTCTTGCCTTTCGGCCCCTCTTAGTTCCTCCTCCAAGAATGTTACCAAGTTTAGTGTCTCCTGCTCCGTAAATGAACGCATAGAAAAAAGTCTTTGCAGTATCTCTTGAAGTGATTCCAAGAGCATCTCTATTGAGGGAGTGAATGTCAGTTCCTTGTTCTTTAGTTCCATTGACTGCTGCTTCAGCATATACTCCTCCATCATATTTTTTAAGATAACCTGCTAAACACCTGAGCTCCAAACCATCAGCATCACAACCAACCAGTACATTGTTTTCACCAGCTCTAAAGAGACTACGACACTCAGGACCATATTTACTGTAGGATGCAGGGACTTGTGCAACATTAGGATAGCTGTGAGTACAACGACCAGTGACTGCACCATTAGTATTGACCCTACCATGAATTCTACCGTTACGTTCGAGCTTAAGCCAAGCATTGTCACCCTCCGCTAGTTGTGAGATGCGTTTAGAGACCAAGAAATGCTCTTCTAATTCTTTACAATTGGGTAGCATAAGATTTCTAAGTATCGACTCATCAATCTTTGGTCTGCCATTTGGAGTAAAGTCTTTAGGGCTCCAGCCATACAATGATTGGAGCCTATTCGAGATATGATCCCTGCTATTAGGATTGAACTCTGTAAGTTTGATCTTAGTAAAACTTTGTCCAGCAGTATAGCCTCGTTTAGTGTTATCTCTCTTTGGTGTAAAGCTTCCTGCACTCTCAAACCAAGAGCCGAACGAGTCCCTAAGAGTTTTATTGAGTTCATCTTTACGTTTAAGCAAGCTAACATACAACTCTTGTCCTTTCTTAACATCAAAGTTAAAGCCGTAGTCCTCTTGTCTCTGAATGACTTTAGCAAAAGGCATCTCTAAATCTAAGGCTTCTTGAGAATATTCTTCTAGTTCTAAATGTTCAAACAACATGGAAGTGATAGAAACATCTACCATACAATAGTCTGCCATATCCTTAGTGAACTTCTGCCAGTCTGTTTGTTCATGGTAGTTCCCTTTACTCATCCCTAAGCGGTAGCCCCAGGCTTTCAGTGAATGTGAGCCACATAGCTTAGGTTCTAGTTTCTTAGATTGAAAATCACGCTCTTTTAAATTGGTATGAATTAACCTAGAGTAAACCAAGGTATCTATTATTTTAGTCTTAGGTCTAGGAGTCCATCCCAATACTTTCTTAAGAACGGGAAGGTCATACCCTATGATATTATGTCCTATTAAAGACTCTGCTTCAGTCATGTAGGTAAGACATTCCTCCAGACTATCATACCCTTCAGCATTAGCAAACAGTTGACCGGAATGAGTACCTACTGGAGCCATACCAATACAATGAACTTTGGTCACGTCCTGAAGTAAGCCGTTAGTCTCACTATCGAAGATCAGATTCATGTAGCTTCTCCAGTTTAGAAATTCTCTTGTCTAGTTTAGAAATTCTCTTGTCCAAAGTGTCCAGTCTGTTCCACTGTGCCTCCACATTCTTGGAGCCTTCCAGTGGTTTCATCGTAATACAAGGAACAGGCAATCCCAGTCTTTGCTCCTTTATATCTTGCCTTGAGGACTCTAACGCTTGTCTCTGAGTCTGACTGTTGATCTCGTTCAAGTCCGATGACAAAATCCGATAACTGAGCAATGCTTCCACTTCCTCTAAGATCTGATAGAGTGACTTGTTTTCCATCTTCATGTCCCTTTCCTTGTAATGGTCTCTTCAAATGAGAAACAATGAACATCCCTATATTTAATTCTTCTGCTAGTGATCTAAGATTAGTCATAGTGTTATCTATGAGTCTTCTTTCGTCTCCTCCTTCAACGCCCGATACCATAATAGAGATATGGTCAAGGATAATCCAACGAACACCACAGGTATGAGAGAGATAACGAATACGATTAGTAAGTACTTCTCCATTTAAACTCCCAAAATGATCGTAGAGAAATAAGCGTCCACTGGAAAAAACCCTTTCCCATACTTCTCTAAAATATTTTTTATCTAAATTTTCCTTTAAATGTAGCATCTCACTTGCTTCAATAGACATGAAATCAACCGCTGCTTGCCTGACAGATTCCTCAAGAGCAATGTACCCAACTGTCTCCCCTTTAGAGAGGAAGTAAGATGCGACCTCTTTAACTGTAGTAGATTTCCCAGTTCCTGTTCCTGCACAAAACGTAACGATTTCACCATGACGTGCTCCTAAAGTAAAATTATTAAGTCCCTTCCAAGGATACTCATGGTCACTAGCAGTCATAGGAGTATTCACTAGATCCCAAGTATCCTCTCCTGCCACAATGCCGTCCGGCCTATAAGTCTTGGCTCTCCAGACGGCATCTACAATTACTGCTGTTCCTTCTTTTACTAAAGTTTCATTGACATCTTTGTGTGGTAGGGTTGCTATCTTACATCTACCAGGGGGTAAGAGTTCTGCTGCGGAAGTTGATGCTGACCGTCCTGCACTGTCCATATCAAACATCAATATAATCTCATCAAAGTTTTCTAATAGCCACTCTAGGTTTTTGCCTATAGCTTTCTTTGCTGATCCTACACCATTAGGAATAGAGACTACGGGCCACTTACAGTTCTGAGCTTCTGATACTGAGAGGCAGTCTATTTCTCCTTCTGTAATTACTATCTTCTTACCCTTACCCCACATATGCTTACCCCAAAGACTCGAACAATCACCTAGAGTCCTGAAGTCTTTACCCTTCAGTCTTATCTTTTGTCCTACTACTCTTCCTTCTTCAATGAAGGAGGCAATGTGACATTGTTCTCCTTGATATTCTCCAATTGAGTAGGAGTGTTTTCTACAGGTTTCTTCATTAATTTTTCTTTTAGTAAGCTGTAGAAACTCTCCTCTGACTGGAGTATATTGTTTATTGGAAGGTTCATTGGGCGAAACCACAGCCACATTATTAGTACCATGCTCATAACGACCACAGTCGAGACCAAAACAAAATGCGTGTCCATCATCATACCTCTTTAAGTTATCTTTAGAACCACAGGAGGGACAAGGCTCAGTCCCTACACATTTCGAGGATCCACGATTCTGGTATCCTTGATCTGCTGTAGTTGAATCCATGTTTGATACACCAGTCTGCATAAGTTGTCTTAGCTCCCTTATATAATTTCTGATTTGGGTTAGTAAAGACAAACCTTATATCAAGTTCAGGGTGCTGCTCCCTAACCAAGAGATGTTTTGCTCTATCCTTGGCTAAGAAGCGTCCCTTAGTTTCGATATAAATACTACCGATCTTAAAGTCTGGAGTATAGGTATGTGGCTTACCAATATAGGGAATTTTATCAGGTTCAAACTCCCATTTTACTTTGAGAGAATCTAGCTGGTTTCCTATACGTTCCTCTAAGCCACTCCTATATCCATGCCTTTTTCCACGCCGCATCTGGTTACTAGAAATCTTCATCATCCTCTAATTCTTCACCATCACTATCATTACTGCTACTTACAAAGCTACCTTTAGGTTCATTAGACCAGTCATCCGTCTCTCCTGAGCTTTGATATTCAACCAAGTCTAGTATACGAACACCTTTCATTCTAAAGGTAACTCCACCTTCTCCCTGGTCATAAGGAATAGCTTCATAGCTTACTTGAATCTTACTACCACCACCTATCTTAACGTCAGTAACACGAGTACCTTCTGCATCATATAGAATTGGAGCTTGTTCCCAACTATCGCCTTTCTTAGTCTTAACTTTAGCTTTCAACTTAAACCTAACTGAGTATTTACCTGTCTTCTTCTTATCTCCATTCTCATCTTTAATATACTCAGGACCAACTGGAGAACGTCTACCACCGTTGCCTACTTCTTTGACAACATCCTGTAATTTTTGTGCATCCTTCTTATCCAAGATGAGGTTTACTTGGTATACCCCATCAGCGTCATACCTAGTATCAGGCTGGTTCAACCAGGGGTATGCTGCAATTCCTACAGGTGATTTGAATTTCTTGATATCCATAATCTAAAGCTCTCCTATAATAAATTTTTCGGCTCCACCAAACTCAGGAACCTTAGTCCTTTTTGCTTCTACTCTCATGTTATTGGCTATCTGCATTACTTCTTGAATACCATATTGGTCCTCCAGTTT